CCGGCGTCGTCCAGTCCGACTTCGACGGTCGCATCGACATCATCCCGGTCAGCGACCCGAACATCTTCTCCATGGCGCAGCGCGTGACGCTGGCCCAGACGCAGCTGCAGCTGGCCCAGTCCAACCCGCAGATGCACAACCTGCACGCGGCCTACCGGCGGATGTATCAGGCCCTCGAGGTCCAGAACATCGACGAGATCCTGCCGCCGCCTCCGCAGCCGCAGCCGGAGAGCGCCGCTCTGGAGAACGGAAAGCTCGGGATGATGGTGCCTGCGCAGGCGTTTCCGGGGCAGAATCACGAGGCCCACATCAAGTCTCACGTGGCTGTGGCCAAGACGCCGCTGGTGCAGGCCAACCAGCCCGTGCTGGCGCTGTTCTATGCCCACATCCAGCAGCACGTCGCCCTCCTCGCCAAGGAGCAGGTGATGCGCGAGGCGCAGCGCGCAGTCATGCAGGCGCAGCAGATGGCCATGCAGGGCGCTCTGCCGGGCCCGGCGGTCCAGCAGCAGGTCATGATGCTCCAGCAGCAGATGTCCGACCCGGTCGAGCTTGAGGGCTTTGTCGCCACGGTCGAGTCCCAGCTGCTCGATCAGGTCATGCAGCAGATCGTTCCGCCGCCGCCGGATCCGAACGCCGACCCGCTGGTCCAGATCCGCATGCAGGAACTCCAGCTCGATGCGCAGAAGCTGGCTCAGGACGCCATGCAGAGCGCGCAGAAGCTCCAGCTGGATCAGGCCAAGCTCCAGCAGAAGGCGGCGGGCGAAGCCGCCCGTCTCGAGCTGCAGGAAGAGATCGCGGACAGCCGTAACGCGGTCAACCGTGAGCGGATCGCGGTCCAACAAGACATTGCCATGGCAAACATGCGGAGGGGGCAGTAATGCCGCTGAAGAAGGGTAAGTCTGACGCCACTGTCAGCGAGAACATCGGAATGCTCCGCAAGGAGGGGCGCCCGCAGAAACAGGCTGTCGCCATCGCGCTCCGCGAGGCCGGTCGATCCCGCAAGGGCTACAGCAAAGGCGGCACGGTGCAGGTTTCCGGCACCCAGCATCGAGGGACCTTCTGATGGTTAGCATCACGATCACGCTGAACGGGGACAAAGAGATCCCCATGGACGACTACGAAGAGGACGACGAAGGCATGTCCTGCCCGGTTCCGACTCGTGATCCCCAGATCAACGAGGAGAACAAGATGGTCGCCGTCGAGGACGCCGACTATCGGGACCCGGCCGATGACGGCGGCTTCGTCGCGAGCGAGGTCTGCGGCAACTGCGGCGCGTACAACCAGACCGACGACATGCTGGAGTGCATCGGCGATGAGTCTGGCGATCTGGGCTACTGCCAGATCTACAAGTTCGTCTGCATGGCCGCTCACACCTGCAACGACTGGGTCAAGGGCGGGCCCATCAAGTCGCTCTCGCAGCAAAACTATCGAGAAACATTCTGATGGATGTTGTAAGTTTCGCTCGACATATATACAAGTTGATCGCGGAGCGTGAGGAGGACATCAGCAGCCTGTTGTCCTCCGGCGCCGCGAAAGACTGGGAACAGTACCAGTCGCTGGTGGGGGAGGTCCGGGGACTCTCCTTTGTCAGGAACGAGATCAAGTCCCTGCTGGAGAACTACACCGAAGATGACGAGTTTACTGCTCCCTGAGCACGTCGCCCGGAAAATCGCTGCCAAAGAACGGGCCGAAGAAGCGCCCAGTGGCATCGAAAAGGCCTACGTGCCCGAAGGCCAGCGGGTCCTTGACCCCGCACTTCTCGACAAACCGCTGCTCGACCGTCTGCCTCAGCCCACCGGCTGGCGGGTTCTGGTCATGCCGTACCAAGGCAAGGCGGTCACGTCGGGCGGCCTTCACATTCCGGACGAGGTCCGGGACCGTGAAGCGCTGGCGACGGTTGTCGCCTATGTCCTCAAGGTGGGCCCGCTGGCCTACAAAGACCCCGACAAGTTCGGCCCGGAATCGGAGCCGTGGTGCAAGACCGGAGATTGGGTCTGCATCGGCCGGTATGCCGGTTCCCGGTTCAAGATCGACGGCGGAGAGGTTCGGCTGATCAACGATGACGAGGTCATCGCAACGATCCTGAACCCTGACGATGTAAAGCATGTCTGAGGAGGCGGCTATGGAACGAGACGACGAGGATCTCGGTCAGGAGATCGAGATCGAGGCTCCGGAGGTCGAAGAGAGCGAAGCCCCGGCACGCCGGGCAGAAGCCGATGACGGCGCGGACAAGGATGCTGAGCTCGAGAGCTACAGCAAGAACGTCCAGAACCGCATCAAGAAGCTGACGGAGAAGTACCGCAAGGAAGAGCGGGACCGTCAGGAGGCTGTGCGCATCGCCCAGCAGCTGATGGAAGAGAACAAGAAGCTGAAGGGCCGGGTTGACCAGCTCGACAGCGGGTATCTCGACCAGTACGGCGCCCGGGTCGAGGCGCAGGTCGCGGCTGCTCGTCGGGCGTACAAGGAGGCCTACGAGGCCGGTGACGCTGACAAGGTTGTAGAGGCCCAAGAGGCTCTGGCCCGCGCGGTCAGCGACCAAGATCGGTACAACGTCGCCAAGACGCGCGCCGAGCGCCAGCAGCAGGACGAGCGCCTGCAGCGCCAGCAGCCTGAGCAGCCGCAGTACCAACAGCAGCCCCAGTATCAGCAGGCGGCGCAGCCGCAGGTCGATCCGAAGGCTCAGACTTGGGCAGAAAAGAACACGTGGTTTGGTCAGGACGAGGTCATGACTTATGCTGCGTTTGGTATCCATCGAAAGCTGGTCGAAGAAGAAGGTTTTGACCCGCAGAGCGATGAGTACTATAGTGAGGTGGATCGTCGGATGAGGACGGAGTTTCCTCACAAGTTCAAGTCCGACCGTAAGACGGGTGGAGCTCAAGTCGCCTCTGCGAGTTCCTCTGCATCCCGTTCCACCAAGCAGGGGCGCCGGAGCGTTAAGCTGACGCCGTCTCAGATCGCTATCGCCCGTAAACTCAACGTTCCTCTCGAGGAATATGCGAAATACGTGAAGGAGTGATCCAGATGGTCGAAACGAAGCGAACGCCCCGCTCGAACCTTACGCGCGAAGCAACCGCGCGCCGCAAGCCGTGGGCCCCGCCCAGTCGGCTTCAAGCACCGCCTCCTCCCGAGGGTTACGTGCACCGCTGGATTCGGATTGCCATGCGGAACGAAGAGGACAAGACCAACGCTTTTGCGAAGATGCAGGAGGGTTGGGAGCCTGTTCGGGCCGATGAGTACCCCGACTACATTGCACCGACCATCGAGGATGGACGCTACGCTGGAGTTATCGGTAACGGCGGACTGATGCTGTGCCGAATCCCTGTCGAGACTGCAAACGAAAGATCCGCGTATTACGGTGGCCGGACCCGAGAACAGATGCAGGCGGTCGATCAGGACTTGATGAAGGAAAGTCATCCTTCGATGCCGATCCATAGGGAGCGGCAAAGTCGTGTCACCTTCGGAGGCCGTGAAGGCGGCTCCGAGTAAATTGATGGAGCTATACCATGGCTAACACCAATGGTGCGTTCGGTCTTCGTCCCGTGGGGACGGTCGGCCAGAACGCGAACACCGGTGGTCTGACCGAGTATCGCATCGCGTCTGGCAACACCAACAAGATCTATCAGGGCTCGCCCGTCATCCCGCTCTCCACCGGTCTCATTGACATCGTGGGTAGCGCGGAAGGCGGCACTGTTGGTCTTCTCGGTGTGTTCTGGGGCTGCGAGTACGTGTCGTCCACCACGGGCAAGAAGGTCTGGTCGAACTACTGGCCGGGGTCGGGTGCAAACTCGAACTACCCCGTCAAGGCGTTCGTCTACGACGACCCGATGCAGACGTTCGTCATCGCGACGTCGAACCTCAACACCTCGTGGGACACCGAAGCTGAGCTTCGGGCAGCGATCTTCGCGAACGCTGACTTCGCCACCGCCACCACCGGTGACGATACCACGGGCCTGTCGGCTGGCGTCCTCGACGTCCAGACCATCGCCACCACCAACACCCTGAACCTCCGTATCATGGGCATCCAAGAGGATCCCGAGAACTCGGACTTCACCGTTGCTGGTATCCCCGTGATTGTTCGCCTGAACAACCACTTCAACTCGCCGAACGGCGCCATCGCTGGCGGTACCGTTTCGACGACCGGCGTGTAAGGAGGGCTGACTGATGGCAATCTCGCGCGCACAGCTTGCGAAAGAGCTCGAGCCGGGCCTCAACGCCCTGTTCGGAATGGAGTACGGCCGGTACGAAAACCAGCACTCCGAGATCTACGTCACCGAAACCTCGGACCGCGCGTTCGAAGAAGAAGTGATGCTCGGTGGGTTTGGTGCAGCGCCGACCAAGTCGGAAGGTTCTGCGATCTCGTTCGACGATGCGAACGAGGCGTACACCGCCCGGTACAACCACGAGACCGTCGCACTGGCCTTCTCGATTACTGAGGAAGCCGTGGAAGATAACCTGTACGACCGCCTCGGCAGTCGTTACACCAAGGCTCTTGCACGTTCGATGGCTCACACCAAGCAGGTCAAAGCGGCCGCCGTCCTGAACAATGCGTTCACGGGTGGTGCTACCGCAGGTGGCGACGGTAAGGCTCTGGCCGCAACCGATCACCCCCTCCTGTCGGGTGGCACGTTCTCGAACCGTCCGACCGTCGCGTCGGACCTCAACGAGACCTCGCTGGAAGATGCTCTCATCTCCATCGCTGGCTTCGTTGACGAGCGCGGTCTCAAGGTTGCCCTTCGCGGCATGAAGCTCATCATCCCGCGTCAGCTGCAGTTCGTGGCTGAGCGTCTGATGGTTTCGAACCTCCGCGTCGGTACCGCCGACAACGACGTGAACGCGTTGAAATCGATGGGCATGCTGCCTGAGGGCTACGCGGTCAATGACTTCCTCACTGACCCGGACGCTTGGTTCGTTAAGACGGACGCTCCCCGTGGATTTGTGCACTTCGAGCGGGTGCGCATGACCACTGGCATGGAGAACGATTTCGACACCGGAAACATGCGTTTTAAAGCGCGTGAACGTTTCAGCTTCGGCTATAGCGACCCGCGCTGCGTGTTCGCTTCGCCGGGCGCGGCCTAACAAAAACAAGGGCTTAGCGCCGACTAGGGCCCTATTCGGCACAGCCCAATAAAACAAGGACCTAGGTCCGGTAGGCCCCCGCTTCGGCGGGGGCTTTTCTTTTGTGTTGCCCTCTGCCAGAGGACAACCTATACAGTTGATGTATAGGTTGTCCTTACGGTGGATCAATGCCTGAGATTATCCTGCGAGCACAAGCCCGAGAGCAAGGTCTGAAACACTACTTCACTGGTCTGCCGTGTTCTCGCGGTCATATAGATTATCGCTACACCTCCATTGGCAAGTGCATGGCTTGCGCAAGGGAGCAGGCAATGAGTCAGCACACCCACACCACGACAAAGCGGAGGTCCTACTCAGACCAAGAGAGCTTTGTTGCAGCTGCGTCAGCCCTTGGTCGAGGATATGACTACAGCCGCGTTGTCTACGCAGGAGCAAAGACACCTGTTGAGATAGTGTGCGCTGCACATGGTAGTTTCTGGCAAAGACCGACCAATCACATGAACGGCCAAGGCTGCCCTTTCTGCGCAAACACAGCAACGGGAAACAGGAGTAGAAAGACTGCAGAGAACTTCATTGCTGATGCTGCTGCTGTCTGGGGAGGGATCTTTGACTACTCTGAGGTGAGATACAAAGACTCACACACCCCAGTGACTATAATCTGCCCCGAGCATGGAAGGCTTAGGCAAAATCCAACCAACCATTTGCAGGGGCAGAACCCCTGTTCCCGCTGCAACCACATGAAATCCGCCCCCGAGGACGCGGTGGCCGAGTACCTAGGTCAGTTCACCACGGTTGTCCGTCGTGACCGCTCACTGATCGGGCCGAAGGAGCTGGACATCTACCTGCCGGAGCACAACCTCGCGGTAGAGTTCTGCGGGATGTACTGGCACAGCCACGGAGACAAGGCGGACGAGAAGAAGAACAAGCGCCGCCATGCGGAGAAGCATCGCCTGTGCGCCGAGAAGGGCGTACGACTGATCACCCTGTATGAGACGGAGTGGTCCGAGCGCCAAGCTACGGTAAAGCGGATGCTGCGGAACGCCATCGGGAAGTCTCGTGGGCGCCTGATGGCACGGAAGTGTGAGCTGGGCAGACCCACGGCCCAAGAAGCGAGGACCTTCTACGAGCGGTACCACCCGCAGGGCGGCAGCGGCAGCGGGGAGCATTACGGCCTGTACTGGAAAGGCAAGCTGGTTGCCTGCATGCGGTTCACCTTTGGCGGCAATGACCGAGGAGCGGGAGCCAAGGTCCGCCAGTGGACGCTCAGCCGGTACGCCACGCGTATCACTGTGGCGGGCGCAGCGGGTCGCTTGTTCAAGGCGTTCTTGAAGGAGTGCCAGCCTCCGACGGTGAAGTCCTTCTCTGACAACCGCTGGTTCTCCGGCCAGATGTACGAGCAGTTGGGCTTCACTCTCGAGGAGGACGTTGGCCCGGACTATCAGGTGTGGAGCCAGAAGCTTGGTCTTCGGCCCAAGCCGCACTACCAGCGCAGGCTGCTGCAGAAGCGGCTCGATGAGCATGGGTTCTCCGAGGTTTTCGATCCGGCCACGGACGACCGGACGGAAGCGGAAATCACGTATTTTATGGGTGCGCGTCGGATTTACGACTGCGGCAAGAAGAGGTGGGTGTGGACCGCCGAGCAAAGCTAGTGTATCGTTTCCCCATCCCTGACAGCGGCACTCCGCTGACACTAGCCACGACAGGAGATCGACATGGCTAACACGACCTTCTCGGGCCCTGTGCGGTCTGAAAACGGCTTCCAGTCCATCAGCAAGAATGCCACCACCGGCGCGGTCACCGTCGATGCGACGTACGACGCCCGTCCCAACTTCCGCGTTTCGGTGGACAACACCACGCTGAACACCGGCGCGGCTGTCACGACCACGCTGACCACTGCTCAGTCCGGCACCATCTTCGAGATCGACGGCACCGACGACATCGTCGTCAACATGCCTGCTCTTAGCACGGCGAACGTCGGCACCACCTACGAGTTCATCGTCACCACCGCCGTTGGTGCAGCCAAGACGGTGACCTTCGTGCTTCCCGGCTCGGGTGTGTCGAACTTCTACGGCGCGCTGACCCTTCTCGGTGGTGTGGCAGCGAACCCGGCGAGCGACGTTGCTGGCGACACGCTGACTCTGCCGAACTCGACTGTGGTCAACAGCCGCGTGAAGCTGACCTGCATCTCGGATGACGGCACCAACTCGACTTGGAAAGCTGAAGCGCTGTCGAGCCCGATTGCAACCATCGCATAAGGGGTGAGACATGGCTGGCTCTGACGTAAAGGCCAAGTACATCGCAGCGGACACCACCGCTGCCGACGCCGACGGGGTCTGCCAATCGCAAACCCCGGCGGCCGGTGGTGAGCAAGATCTCACCATCAACGGCGCGTTGGCATCCGGTGGTGTCGCCACGTTTACTGCGGCACGCTTGATCACGATCACCTGTGCTGGTGCCGATGACGGACGCACGTTCACCGTCATTGGCACCGACGTAAACGGGGACGCTCAAACCGAGACCATTGCTGGCGCGGACACGGACACCTCGACCGGTACGCTGTACTTCCGCACTGTCACGCAGGTGACCGTGGACGATGACACCGCCGGTGCTATCACCGTCGGCATGGCCAACGATGCCTTCGAGGTGATCTACGCGGGACGTGCGCGTCTTCGCAGCGTCTTCTTGGTGCACAGCGCCACGGCAGGCACCCTGTCGTTCCGCAATGGAAGCGCGACCGGCACCGCTTACCTGACCGTGCCCACCATCGCCTCGGCTGACTCGGATCGTGATATCATCATCCCTGATGAGGGTATCATGTTCGAGAGCGGCGTATACCTGCCCTATACGGCTGGGACCACCGTGTTCTCCAGCTTTGTGGCCATGTACAACTGAGGTGTCTGATGCCGACCTACGACATCAGATCGATATCGCAGGTCGGTACCACTGAGCCGTTTGAGCTTCAGGTGGCCCGGGGCCAGATCCCGGGCCACAGCATCATCCATGTGTTTGGCCACAACCCTGATGTGGACAACAATGTGGAGGCCACTGTCTGGCCGATCCCCGGGGCGACACTGGGGCATCCTGCTTCGCCGACGATCATGACGATCAGCTCTTCCAGCGCCAACGACACGGCCGCTGGGACAGGGGCACGCACCGTTTACATCCTTGGGATCAACGGCACCGGGGGCTACGTCGATGAGGTCGTTACGCTGAACGGCCAGACGGCGGTCAACACGGTCAACACCTATGACGCCATCGAACGCATGCAGGTCCTCACGGCAGGCTCCGGCGGAGCAAATGCTGGGACAATCTACGCAGGCACCGGAACGGTGACCTCTGGTGTTCCTGCCGTGCCGTACAGCGCCGTGGGCGTTGGCGACAACACGTCTCTCGTAGGTCATTGGACATGCCCGAAGGGGTACACTGGATATCTGGTCGCTGGAAAACTCACCACCGGCACCACCACGGCCAGCCAGTACGTTGTCGGAAAGCTGAAGCTCCGCGACACAAGCGGGATGGTTTACACTGCCGCGATCACCACGCTCGCCGATGGAACGGCTTGGTACGACTTCACTTATCCGATCAAGATCACGGCGGGGCAGTGCATTACTGCGACCGCGACGGGCAAGGGCAACAACAATGACGTGTCCTGCTACTTCCAGATCGTCTTGATCCAAGAGAAGGGGCCGCTCTGATGGCCAAGCGCGCCGACAAGTCCAAGATGGCCTGCAACAAGCCGAGCCGCACTTCGGGCGGCAGCAAGAAATTCGTCGTGAAAGCCTGCCAGAACGGCAAGGAGAAGGTCATTCGGTTTGGGGACCCCAACATGACGATCAAGAAAGACCAGCCCGGCCGCCGCAAGTCGTTCCGTGCTCGCCACAAGTGCGACTCCAACCCCCCGAGCAAGATGACTGCTCGGTATTGGTCCTGCAAAAAATGGTGATGCCATGGGAAACGTTACCTTGACCCCCGAGGAGCTCGAGGCTCTGATTGATCGATCTGCAAAGAAGGGCGCGAGGGCCGCGCTTGAAGAGCTTGGGCTTCACGACGACAGCGCCGCGAAGGACATTGAGGACATCCGGGAGCTCCTTGCCTCATGGCGAGAGACACGGAAGGCGGTCTGGTCTACCGTGGTCAAGATCGCTACGACCGGCATCCTGCTGTTCATTGCAGGCGCTGTCTGGCTGTCGGTCAAAAGCAACATTTCGGGACAGTGACCATGAACCGTGGTACGATGGCCAAGCAAATAACGGAGGCTCCGATGGCTGGGTGCAAAACCAAAGGCATGAAGATGGGCGGCAAAGTTAAGGCCGGTTACATGAAGGGTGGCTCGGTGAAGTCAAAGGGCTACAAGAAGGGTGGCTCCGTCGATCAGTCGATGTGCAGCCCGCGCAAGCGCATGGCGATGGGGAAAACGGGGTAATGGCAAAAGACGCTTGCTACAGGAAGGTTAAAGCCCGTTACAAGGTTTTCCCCTCTGCGTATGCAAGCGGGGCCATTGCCAAGTGCCGCAAGGTTGGCGCAGACAACTGGGGCAACAAGACCCAGAAAAAGGCCAAGGGCGGGCTCGTTAAAGCGAGGACCTTCTGATGGCCGTGCGAAAGACCGAGAAGGGCGCCGCGCTCAAGCGCTGGTTCAAGGAAGACTGGAAGGACGTCCGCACGGGCAAGCCTTGTGGTCGCCAAGAGGGCGAAAAGCGCGGCACGCCTTACTGTCGGCCGTCGAAGCGTGTAAGTTCCAAGACGCCGAAGACGGCAGGCGAGATGTCGTCTTCGGAGAAGCGGCAGAAGATTTCGGAGAAGAAGCGCTTGGGACAACCCGCCGGTAAACCGCGCCGTGTGTCCCCGGCGAAAAGGGGTAGGTCATGACGACTTCCGGTTCGCGAGACTTCAACCTCGATGTCGCTGAGCTCATCGAGGAGGCGTATGAGCGGTGTGGGCTCGAGGCCCGCACCGGCTACGACCTGCGCACGGCGCGCCGCTCGCTGAACCTGATGTTCGCGGACTGGGCCAACCGTGGCCTGAACCTGTGGACTGTGACGGAAGCTACGCAGGCGCTGACGGCCGGGACTGCCGAGTACACGCTGGGCGCCGACGTGGTGGACGTTCTGGATGTCGCCCTCCGTCGAAATGGTACGGACTACGAGCTCAACCGGATCAGTCGGAGCGAGTATCTGAACTTCCCGGACAAGACCTCGACGGGGCGGCCGAGCCAGTTCTTCTTCGACCGGCAGATCCAGCCCAAGTTCGTGCTCTGGCAGACGCCGGACAGTTCGTCCGACACGCTGGTCTACTACTACATCCGCAGGATGGAGGACGCCGACAGTCTGACGAACAACGCCGCTGTACCGTTCCGCTTCCTGCCCTGTGCAGTGTCCGGTCTGGCATACTACCTTTCGGTGAAGCGGGCCCCGGAGCGCATGCAGATGCTGAAGATGCTCTACGACGAGGACTTCCTGCTCGCTTCGACGGAGGACATCGACCGCGTGCCTCTGAAGCTCGTGCCGGGATTGAGGTGACACATGGCGTTCGCATCGGGGAAGAACTCGTGGGGGATCTCTGACCGCTCCGGGTTCCGTTATCGTCTTCGGGACATGAAGAAAGAGTGGACCGGGGCGCTCGTCGGAAAGGACGAGTTTGAGCCCAAGCATCCGCAGCTGAAGCCGCGCAAGCACCGCCCGGATCCGCAGGCACTCCGCAACCCGCGCCCGGACCGGGTCGAGCCCGTCGTCGTCTATGTCGGCATGTGGACCCCCGAGACGTGGAAAGACTATTCCGTCGTCGGCTTTGGTAAGGTCGGCCATCTGGAGGTGAGCACCCCATGACCATGACCTACGGCGAGCTCAAGACGGCCGTACAGGACTTCGTACAGTCCACCGAAACGAGCTTCGTGAACAACCTGCCGCTCTTCATCCGCCTCGCCGAAGAGCGGATCATGAAGAACGTGCGCCTGAACCTGTTCCAGAAGAACGCCTCTGGATCCACGACGGCGGGGAACAAGTACGTTGCAGCGCCGAGCGACTTCCTTGCGCCGATCTCCCTAAGCCTGACCATCGGCGGAGAGCAGACGTTCCTGCTCCTGAAGAACGCGGACTTCGTGCAGGAGTACATCCGTGACAGCGAGTCGGGAGAGCCGGTCTACTTCGGTCAGTACGACGTGGACAACCTGATCCTCGCTCCGATCCCCGACAGCGCCTACGCGCTGGAGATGCACTACCTGTACCGCCCCAACAGCCTGACGGTTGGAGGCGATAGCGGGACCACGTGGCTCAGCGAGAACGCCGAAGTTGCCTTGCTTTACGGGACGCTTGTCGAAGCGTATACTTACCTCAAAGGCGATCAGGACCTCATGGTGCTGTACAGCCAACGCTTTGCTGAAGCGCTGCAGCGTCTCAAGAACCTCGGCGAAGGCCTTGAGACAACTGACGAGTATCGCATGGGCAAGCTGATGCGCCCCAAGACCTAAGGAGAGACTGACATGGCCATCACCACCGCGATGTGCTCCAGCTTCAAAGAGGAGCTCCTGAAGGGCGTTCACGACTTCGAGAACGACACCTTCAAGATGGCTCTGTACACGTCGTCCGCGACCCTTGCCGCCTCGACGACCGCATACACGGTCACCAACGAGGTGAGCGGCACCGGGTACACTGCAGGCGGGCAGGACCTCGATAGCCCGACTGTGACGCTCAGCGGGACCACCGCATTCGTCGATTTCGCCGACGAGACGTGGACCGGGGCGTCCATCACCGCACGCGGCGCGCTGATCTACAACAGCACTGCGGTGGGCAATCCGGCCGTGGCCGTGTTCGACTTCGGCGCGGACAAGACCTCGACGGCGGGCGATTTCGTGGTCCAGTTCCCGACGGCGGACGCTTCGAACGCCGTAATCCGTATCGCGTAAGAGGCAGTCATGGCCGTTCTCGCCAACCGCGTAAAGGTCGCGACTTCGACCACCGGAACCAGTGGGCCTATCGCTCTCGGTTCCGCCGAGACCGGCTATCAGTCTTTTGCGGATGGCGGGATCACGGATGGGCAGGTCGTCCGCTATGTTATCGAAGACGGTAACAACTGGGAGATCGGCACTGGAACCTATACGGCCAGCGGCACGACCTTATCCAGAACGGTAAGTGAAAGCAGCAACTCGGATGCTGCGATCAATCTGTCTGGCAACGCGGTGGTCTTCATCACCGCGCTTTCCGGCGATCTGCAAAATGCGGTCGATATGGACCAAGGCGTGGCGACGACGGACAGCCCGTCGTTTGCTGGGCTTACGGCAGCCACTGCCGACATCAACGGTGGCACCATCGACGGCACCGTGATCGGCGGCTCCACCTCTGCGGCTATCAGTGGGACGACTGGGACGTTTTCTGGCGATCTAAGCATTGCCGACAAGATCGTGCATGATGGCGACACGAACACGGCCATTCGCTTCCCTGCGGCTGACACCGTGACTGTGGAGACCGCTGGCTCCGAGCGCGTCCGTATCGACTCGTCGGGCAATCTGATGGTGGGTGAAACGGCAAGCGGTGGGTATAGATTCAGAATAGAGAACACGAATAACACCGCCCTATTCGGGACTATGACCACAGGTCAATCTGGTGGCGAATACCCCAGCATAGGATACAATGTCGTCTACACTGGTAGTGCTGGCGCATATAATTACCGCCTCGGTGACACCGCCTCTATGATCCGTTTTACTTCTGGTAAAGTGGAGACATATACCGCTGCAAGCGGCTCTGCGGGAACTAGTATCACCTTTACGGAAGGCCCTTATGTGGCTCAAGGCGGCACTTCCTGGACTAACGGCTCATCGGATATTCGCCAAAAGAAAAACTTTGAACCGGCTCAAGGCTTGTCCGCTTTGATGCAAGTCGAGCCGGTCAAGTATCACCTTGATTGGGAAGACGACTCCGCGACTAAGCGACTTGGATTTAAGGCTCAAAACTTACTCACTGTAATCCCTGAGATGGTCGTGGAGAAGGCCGAGCTGGCAGATGATGGGACGCCTTATCTCACCATAACGCCTGACTATATTTTGCCTGTTCTGGTCAAAGCCACCCAAGAACAGCAGGCAATCATCGAAGAGCAGGGTGCCGCGCTGCAAGAGGCGCTGGCTGATATCGCAACACTGAAGGCCGAGGTTGCCGCACTTAAGGGGCAGCCAGCATGACAAGTAAAGCCTTTGGCCTCGCCAAACTTGGCAACGCCTACGCGGCGATGCAGATCTAATCTGGCCCATCATGGGATATGACACCCCGCCCTGACCGTGCTAAACTCGGGCCAGACGGACAGGAGTAACCGATGCTCGGCTTCAGCCCCATAGCTTCTGCGCCCCTCGCGGATGACGGGGGTGGCATTGCCGTAATCGCTCTGGTCACGGGGGTCGAGGCCGCCGGTCAGGTCGGCGCCCCCGCCATCTCCGGCGACTCCAACGTTGCTCTCATCGGAGTTGAGGCCACCGGTCAGGTCGGCACGGTCACTGCCGCAGTAAACATCGCCGCAGAGATTACCGGCGTGTCCGCCACGGGCGCGGCGGGAGACCTGTCTGTTACCGGCGACGCCAACGTTGTAAGCGGCTCGGTGGTCGGAACCTCTGCCGCAGGCACGCTCGACGTTGCCGCAGCGGCCAATGTCTCTGTCACCGGCGTGTCCGCGACCGGTCAGGTCGGCACAGTAACCGTCTACCTCATCATTGAGGTTCCGATCACGGGGGTCGAGGCCACCGGCGAGACCGGAACCCTGACGGTCGTAGGCGATGCATCTGTCCTGATGCCGAGTGCCGTTGCGACTGGGGTCGTCTCCGATGTGAGCGTTGCCGCATCTGCGACCACGTCCATCACGGGCGTTGTTGCATTCGGGGCAGTGACGCGGCCCAACGTCTGGGGAACCATTGTCCCCGCTCCGGGGACGGCGTGGACAGAGGTAACACCCGCAGCCGGGTCCACGTGGACCCCCATTGCAGCGTAAGGAAGAGACATGAGGGAAATTAACCGGGCCATCGTCCACTGTGCTGCAACGCGCCCCGACTGGATGGACGGCGAGGATGTTCACGCCAAGATCGCTGAAATCCGTCGCTGGCACCAAGCGCGCGGGTGGCGGCGTGAAGGCTACCACTACATCATCGACCGGGACGGCGCCGTCGGGCGGGGACGCCCCGATGAAGAGATCGGAGCGCACGTCAGCGGCCATAACAAGGATAGCCTTGGCATCTGCCTGATCGGCGGTCATGGATCGAGCGAGAACGACAAATTCTCGGACCACTTCACCGTTGCGCAAGAAGATGCGCTGCTCGAGCTGCTCGACGATCTCGGGACCCTGTATCCCGGGTTGACCATCCATGGGCACAACGAATACGCGGCCAAGGCCTGCCCCGGGTTTAACGTCAAGACGTGGCTGCGCGGCACTGTTGAGCGTAAGCCACGCACGTCGCCCGCACAGTCGACCACGCTGCAGGCGACGGCGGGCGCAGCAGCTTCGGTCTGCACCGGAGCAGCGGCTGTCCTCGGGGAGTTGTCCCCGGGATCGCAGATGGTTCTGATCGGCGCGGCTGTTGTGGCGGTGCTGGCTCTTGGCTGGATTGCCCGCGAGCGCCTGAAGAAGTGGGCGATGGGGGACCGATGATCCGGATCAAACTCTGGCTGTACGCCATTGGCGGATTTGTGGTGGCGGTCCTCGGAGCATGGTTCGTGGGCCGACGCGAGGGGAGAAAGGTCGCCGAGTACGAGGAGTCCCAGCGGCGACTTGACGTGATGAAAGAGGCGCACGAGGTACAAGATGAAGTTCGCAAGCTTAGCGACGATGATATGCGTCGTGCTCTTGGTCGCTGGATGCGAGACCCGTAGTAACTCGTGTGACTGGGCGGCCCCGCTCCGCCCGTCCACGCAAGACGTGTTGACCCAAGGCACGGTGGAGCAGATAGTGCTGCACAACACGCTCGGCGAGCGCCTGTGCGGCTGGAGGCCATAGGAGGGGCGGATGCCCAGTTCATATACGTCCAACCTTGGAATCGAGAAGCCCGCGAACGGCGAGCAGGTCGGTACTTGGGGTAACACGGTCAACGACAACATGGACATCGTGGACCGCCTGACCAGTCAGGTGGGCTCGATTGCCCTGACTGGGACGACGCACACGCTGACGACGTCTGGCTCCGGCGCTTTGTCCGATGGTCATTACAGCTTGATCAAGTTTACTGGAACTCCGGGCGGCACCTGCACGGTGACGATCAGCCCCAACAACATCCAGCGGATCTATACGATCTACAACACGACCAACCAGACTGTGATCATGTCGCAGGGCTCGGGGTCCACGGTCAGCGTTCCGGCTGGCGAGGCTGCGCAGCTCTACGCGGACGGTGCGGGTTCCGGTGCGGCTGTGACGCTGGTGAGCGACAAGCTGCGTGGGATTGTTCCGGCTGGGGTCGTTCCGTCTGGCGGCATTATCATGTGGTCTGGCAGCGTTGCCAGTATTCCTAGCGGGTGGTTTCTCTGCGACGGCAACAACAGCACCCCGGACCTGCGCGACCGCTTTGTGGTCGGGGCAGGCAGCAGCTACGCAGTCGGAGCTACGGGCGGCTCGGACAGCGTAACCCTGTCCACGTCTCAGATTCCAAGTCACTCGCACAGTTTCAGCGCGACCACGGGCGGCTCGGGCAGTCACTCGCACACGTATAGCGGAACCACTGCCCCGGACGGCACTGAACACACGCACGACTTCAGCGGCACGACGAGCACCATCGGCGACCACACGCACAGCATTCCAGACGGCTCCGGTGTTGATGGAGCACAGGCGCTCGAAGCTGGCCTTGTTACCGGGACGATTCAGTCCGGCGCGGCAGGCGCCCACTCGCATACGTACAGCGGCACGACGTCTGGCCGTAGTGCCGCCCACACCCACACTTTCAGCGGCACGACGTCTGGGATTGGCGACCATACGCACAGCGTCAGCGGCACCACCGGCACCACCGGCAGCGGCAGCAGCCACGAGAACCGTCCTCCCTACTATGCGCTCGCGTACATCATGAAGGCATAGGCCTATGCCTTTGGTAAAGCTCCAGTTCCGCCCCGGGTTCGTCAAGGACACGACCGCCTACACCAACGAGGGCGGTTGGCGCGATGGCAACAAGGTGCGCTTCAATCTCGGCTTTCCCGAGAAAATCGGCGGCTGGCAGAAGCTGTCCAGTAGCAGCTTCCTCGGCACCTGTCGCGCGCTGCTGCCTTGGTTCAGCCTCGATGGTACGCGGCGCACGGGCGTCGGCACGAACATCAAGTACTACGCCGAAGAGGGCGGAGCGTACTACGACATCACCCCGCTTCGTCTCACGACGTCGGCCGGGGATGTGACGTTCTCGGCAACCGATGGATCCGCCACGATTACCGTGTCGGAAACGTCCCACGGTGCATTGGAGGGAGACTACGTCACATTCTCCGGCGCAGTCAGTCTTGGGGGCGTCATCACGGCTGACGTACTGAACCAAGAGTATCGGATCGACACCGTGGTCGATGCTGATACGTTCACGATCACTGCTCGAACAGCGAACACACCCATCTCCGGACTTTCTGGGATCACCGTGGACGGGGAGCTTGTCTTCACCCCGTTGCCCGCCAACGCCTCGGATTCGGGGAACGGTGGCGCCGCTGTTGTTGCCGCGTACCAGATCAACACGGTGGTCGATAGTACGTCGGTCGGCACAGGCTGGACCGCAGGTGGCTGGTCAAGACAAGGCTGGGGCGAGGCCTCGGACCTCCCCATCAGTACGACGCAGATCCAGACGTGGTCTCACGACGTCTTCGGGGAGGACATCCTGATCAACCGGCGCGGTGGCCCGATCTACGTATGGGACACGTCCGTCGGAACCTCGTCGCGCGCAGCCACCATCACCGGAACGGACATCCCTGTCGCCGTGAACCAAGTCATGGTCTCTGACCGGGACCGGCACGTCATCGCGTTCGGCGTCAACGAGGTGGGCGGAACGGACATCGATCCGATGCTCATCCGGTTCTCCGATCAGGAGGACTACACCAACTGGCAAATCACGGCGACGACCAGCGCGGGGTCCCTGCGCTTGGGCAACGGCTCTGAGATCGTGACTGCCGTCGAGACGCGGCAGCAAACGCTGGTCTTCACGGATACCGCGCTCTACGCGATGCAGTACCTTGGTCCGCCGTTCACCTTCGGCATCAACATGGTCTCGCGTAACACATCTGTGGTATCGCCGAAGGCGGCCGTTGCCGTGGACGACGCCGTCTACTGGATGGGCGACCGGGTGTTCTACGTCTTCACCGGCTCCGTGCAAGAGATCCCTTGTCCGGTCCTGAACTACGTCTTCGATACGATGGACCCAGAGCAGACGTACAAGACCGTCTGCGGCTCGAACGTCGAGTTCGGGGAGATCTGGTGGTTCTACCCGTGCATCTTCACCGCGCAGTGCGACCGCTATGTAGTCTACAACTACAAGCAGCAGATCTGGTACACCGGCTCCATGTCCCGCTCCGCTTGGCAGGACCGCGCCGGAGGCCCGCTGCCCTTGGCGGCAGACCAGAACTATCTGTACTACCACGAAACTGGTATCAACGACGGGTCCACGGACCCCGTTTCTCCGATCTCGGCCTACATCGAGTCCAGTCCGCTGACGCTTGGCGAAGGGGATCAGTTCGCCTTCCTGTCCCGCGTCATCCCGGACATCGACTTCACAGGCTCCACCATCCCCGACCCGAAGGCGCTGTTCACGGTGGCGGCGTCCGACAACCCGGGCGACCTGTACGGGCAGCTCGACGACGGGACCGTGCAACTCGCGTCCTCCGCCGGTGGCGCAGCGACCCCGGAAATCCCGTCCACGTCGCCCTCGGCAACGACTGCGGTCGATAGCTACACGGACCAGATCTACCTGCGCCTGCGCGGGCGGCAGATGAAGATTCGGGTCGAGTCCAACGACACGAACACGCAGTGGCGTCTGGGCACGCCGCGCGCCGACTTCCGCACCGACGGGAGGCGCTGATGTCGAGGAATCTCGCACGACCGTACTTCCCTGTCCCGCCCCGGCAGTACGATCCGCAGTACATGTACGAGCTCGTTCGCGCGTTCTCTGTCTACATCGACCAGCAGGCCAACCCCGGTCTGGGCCGGTTCACGAACGTGACGCTGACGGACCTGCCTACGGCCTCCACGGGCCTCGAACCGGGGACCCTGTGGAATGACTCCGGAACGGTGAAGGTCGCCACATAAGATTGCCTTGCAGGCGCTCGTTCTGTAGTATCCACCCAACGCCATAACGTCTGGCGCAGATCCGAAGTTGTACCCAAGCCAAGGACTCGCCGTGATCCAGTTTCTACCAGCGCTAGTCTCCGCACTTGCGTCCGCTGCGCCCGCTGCTGCTACCGCTATCCCTGCGGCGGCGAGCGGGATTGCCTCACTTGCATCTGCTGCTGGGGCAGGAGCCGCCTCACTTGCATCTGCTGCTGGGGCTGGAGCCGCCGCTGGGGCTGGAGCCGCCGCTGGGG